CTTACAGCGATGATGAGACTACAACCTTTGAAGTATGCAATGGATATGATGAGCAAGACGCATTCAACTCAAAAAAATTCTACAACTACACAGAGGCTTGTGAGTACGCTGAGAAGCTCAACAAAAAATACAACACAGCTGACATCATAGACTGGGACAACTAAAACAAAATGGGATCCTTCGGGATCCCTTTAATACAAATACAAAAAACACACTGTCATGAAAAATCAAAAAGCAACAATCTTCAACGAACAACTACCAATTGAATACAAAAACAGATTTGAACAACTACACAATGACTGTGTTGATCGAGGGATCATTGATTGGGATTTGGCAATGTATTTGCTCAATCTCAAAGACAGTAATATCTACTTCTTCAGGATTTGGACAATTGTGTATGACTTGTCATATCTGTCAATAAATGGAGTGATGAGAATGGAAGAAGGAAAGCCAGTACTTGATGAGGATTGGGTCTGTGAATTTGTTGATGTCATGAGAAAGGTTCAGACAATCTGTGAAACTCCAACAAGATGGCAAACTGGTTATGGTTCATGTCCTGACTGGGAACATCATCAAAACATAATCAGATGGAGACACTTTCAAACAGCTTGAATCAAAAAACCATTTTAACTATAATACAATAAACAAAAATGGGATCCTTCGGGATCCCTTTAAAACGGAGAAAACAAATGACTGGAATACTTTCAACAATCACATGCAAAGACTGGAGAGATGAACAGATCACAACTTATGAGATGGACATCAAGTTCCCACATGCAAGACAGAACTTCACATACTTCAGTCTTGAAGGAGAGTCAAAGGATGGCTTCACTCACAGAGTCAGCTATGACATCAAAAAGCTCTATGGCAATGACAACTTCAAATGGACTGAGAGAAAAGGAGTGATCGACAGAGATCGTTCATGGGTGCTCAAGAGCAATCTTCAATCAATCATCAATGAGAGGTTCAACAATGAAACAGATTGAAAGATGGAATCATGGACTCGGATATGGATCTAGCTTTGAACAAGAAGAGAGATTCAGAATGGAGCAGGACAGACTTGAGTTCAGATACATTGAACTCAGATCAGAGCTTGAAGAAGAAGATCAACAGCTACTTGCAGAAGATCATGAAAAAGATGATATTGAGGAATAGTAGAAAGTAGCATAGTTATGATTTAGTAGATTCATGAGGCAACCTGAGGAGATCAGGTTGTCTTTTTTTTGTCAATTATCAAGATTGATCAAAAAACAGTACCTTGTATGTACACAACTCAACTGAAAGAATTGCAAACAAATGGAAACATACACTTCTCTAGCAACTAACAATCAAGGACAATCACTAGGATATAGCAAGACAATCAACACCACATCAAGTGACACCATTGTTGCTCTCTCAGAAGCAAAGAGCTTCATGGGTATTGATCACAGCGATGATGACACTTTGATTGGAAGATTGATCAACATGAGCATTGATATTGCTGAGAGATACACTGGATCAATGATCAAGAGAAGAACAATGACTCTTGAATATGATCAGCATGCAAGCTCAATCCTTCTTCCATTCCCACCACACGTCTCAGTGGATGCAGTGAGAACAAAGGTTCTTGGAGAGGAGACAGCACTATCATCTGATGAATTCTTTTTGACTGGTCAAGATCAGAAAGTTCTTCATCTCAAATTTCCAGTCAGGTATCAAGGTCTTGAAGTTGACATCACCACTGGATTTGGTGCAACTGATGTTCCTGATGGAATCATCATTGCTCTTCTCAAGATCATCAACTCACAGTTTGAGGACAGATCAAATGTTGCAGGTGGAGCAGTGAACAAAATGCCAAACGATGCCAAGAGCATCTTGAATCATTACAGAAGGAGAAGCATTTGAAGAAAAAATTCTACAACATTGGAGACTTCAGACACAGAGCACAGTTTCAGAAACTCAGCACAACATCTGATGGAGCAGGTGGATTCACTAATTCCTACACCACAGTTTCAACTGTACCTTGTAGGATAGAGCCCAAATCAGGCACAGAAAGGCTTGAATCAGGTCAGGTGATAGGTAATGTCACTTACAACATTGTAGTTCGTCACAGCTCAAATTTCAGTCCTTTACTTAGCAATGATTACAAGGTCAACATTGCATCAGGCATCTATCAGGGATCATACAATATCAAGTCATCTATCTTAATGGATGGACCAGTCAAGTACTATCACATTGTAGCAGTGAAGAAATGAGCAAGAACAGACTCAGATACAAGATCAAACCTGCAAACATGAAGAAAGCCTTGAATGACATCAAGAAGAAGTCAGCAGGATTTGAAAAGAAGATTCAGGATGAAGCAAATCTTTTTTTGTACAGAGTTCACAGAGGAGCTGTCAACAACCTGAGAAGGAACCTGAGTGGAAGCAGTGGATCAAACAGACTCATGACTTCATTGCAAGTGGAGACAGCAAAAAAGAAAGATGTGTTCAGTGGCAATGTTCATGCTTCAGTGTTTTATGCTCCTTATGTTGAGTTTGGAACCATCACCAAAGTGAAAGTTCCAAGAGGATATGAAGATTTTGCAATACTCTTCAAAGTAAGCAACAGAACAACTGGTGGCATGGCTCCAAAACCATATTTGATCCCAAGTTTTGAAGAAGAAAAAAGAAAACTTCCTGATATTTTGAAAAAGATTGATATATGAAACTCCCAAACAAACTTCTGCAAACAGCATACTTCACAACACTGAATGGAAACATCACTTATGATGGCTCCAATGTGCCAGTTTTTGATGTGATTCCACCATCTCAAGACTATCCATACATTCATCTAGGCTCACAAGAGATCGCTCATGTAGGGTCAAAATCATCCTTCACAGTAGAAGCAAAGATCACAGTTGATGTGGTGACTGGGTTTGAAGGATCTTTTGGTGGCAAGAGTCAAGCGTATGACATTGGTGACTCAGTGACTCAATTGATTGTGACAAGGGCACAGTCTTATTTCAGCATGACTGGATTCAATTGTTTTGTGAGTGAGCTTGACAGTTCAACCATTTTGGAAGAACTAAGTGAAACCCATATCTTATATGTACACAAACTCAAATTCAGACATTTAATACAAGAGATTTAAAATGGCAAAAATAAATGGAACCAGTTTTCTGATTGTTGTTGATGGTGGTGCTATTGCTCACAGCACAAGTGCATCAATCTCAATCGACATGGACACAATTGATGTATCATCTAAAGATTCAGCAGGAGTGCAAGAACTCATTGCAGGTCAGAGAAGTGCAACAGTTGACTTTGAGGCACTTGTTGATTTTGGTGCTCAAGGACTATCTGATGCAGGTGGAACAGCAATGAAAGGTCTTGATGATCTTTTCACTGTGTTCAACAACAGAACTGCTATCAACTGGCAACTTGCAACTGGACAGTTTGATGCTTCACCAAAATTCACTGGAAGTGGATTGATCACATCCTTGTCAATGGATGCACCAATGGAAGATGTCACAACATTTTCAGGATCTATTGCAGTAACTGGTGCAGTCAGTTTCAGTGAGTCTTAATGAATCTATTTAGAGCAGAAGTTGAAATTGCCATTGGTGGCAAGAAAAGACTCTTCAAGTTTGGCATCAACCAACTTGCACTCTATACAGAGAGGCACAAGATTTCACTCTCAGAGGCAGAGATGTCAGTTGCTCAGATCAGAGACTTGTTTTGGTCTGCTTTAGTATGTGGAGCAAAAAAGAAAAAGCAAGAAGTTGACTTTGATGAATGGGATGTTGGAGAGTGGATTGATGAGATGGATCAAGCTGATTTTGAGACTGTGATTGAAGCAATGAATCAGTCCTTCCCTGAAGGTCAAGAGAGTAAGGGTTCTAAAAAAAAGTAGAATGGGAAGATGTCTTTGAGGTTGCTTATGTGGACCTCGGACTTCTTCCTGATCAATTTTGGGATCTTACTTGGAAGGAATTTGACTATTTAGTAAGAGCAAAGCAGAGCAGAGACTATCAAGTTTGGGATGTGGCAAGAACAATTGGAACATGGATCTTGTCACCACATACAAAGAAAAAGATAAAACCAAAAGATTTGCTTAAATTGCCTGAAGTCACAGATGTGAAAATAAGCACACTGGATGATTTTAAAAGAGCAGTAAAAAATTACAACAATGGCAAATCCAAGACTTCAAGTTGATGCTTTCTTCAACATTAAAGAGTTCCAAAAAGGAGTTTCAAGAGCAGGAAAATCTCTTGAGAGGTTTGGAACAAGACTCTCA